CTCGACGTGTCCCGACATGGCGGCGTCCGTTCCGGCCGCCTTTTCGATATGCAATACGACATAGCCCATAGCGGTATGGTTTGAGGTGGGTGAATAATCGGTGACGGTCGGGGGTGTCCAGAGGGACGAAGTCCCTTTGGCCTATTGGGGCATTTTCAGCGTTGCGGAGCAATGCGGAAAGAAAATGCCCTAATAGGCTATGCCTTTTGTAAAAAGGCGCGGGCGCGAAGCGGCCGATCTGTGGGCGACGGTGCCGCCGTCATGTCCGTCAGCAGGGGAAGCCGATGAAAGCGAACCGACGGCCCGCAAGCCCTTCGCCCCTGTGCGCCCTTTGGGATTTTTGGAGGATCCCGCCGGGCGCAAAGGGGCGAAGGGCTGTTACTCCGCCAGTCGGTATTTGTCGCCGAGACGTTCGGTGAGCGCCGACATGTCGCGGCTTATCTTTTCATTGGTGATCTTCGCGTAGATTTGGGTGGTGAGAATATTGGTGTGCCCCAACATCTGCGATACGGTCTCCAACGGTACGCCCTGCGAGAGCGTGACGGTCGTGGCGAATGTGTGGCGGGCGATATGCATCGTGATATGCTTTTTCAACCCGCAATCCCGTGCGATACGTTGCAGTGTGCGGTTCATGTTGTCGCAGACCGACGGCACGGGAAAGACGAGGTTGTTTTTCGATATGGGACGGTAGTTTTCGATCAGTTGTTTGGCAATAGGCAGCAGTTTGATATGGAACGGCGTTCCGGTTTTCTGACGGTGTGCAATGATCCAACTGTCCCCGTCGAACGAGGTTTTAATATGATCGAAGGTCAGTTTCTTCACATCCGAATAAGACAAACCGGTGAAACAGCAGAACACGAAGATATCCCGCACCTGCCGTTGCTTGTAACGCCGCAGTTCGGCGTGCATGAAGGTTTGTAACTCCTCTTCGGTCAGAAATCCCCGATCCCGGTATTGTGCCGTGCAACGAAACCCCATAAAAGGATTGTAGGATATATAGCGTTTACGGATGGAATAAAGGATCAGTTGTTTCAGTTTGGTAATGGCTCCGATGACTGTCCCCGAAGCCAAAGAGCGCGTAACGGTCAGATAATAGTGGAAATCCTCGATAAATGACGGCTCGATCTCCCGCAGCGGAATATCCGACAGGGAATATTTGTCGCGCAGGAACCAGACGATCCGCTTATGGTTGATGCATTGCTGTTCGTATGAACCCGGTGTGCGGTCTTTGCCGATCCGCTTGCCGTATTCGTCGAGAAACTCCTTTGCGACGCTCAACAATGTGCGGTATTCGTCGCCGAAACCCAGATAAGCGTTTTTAACCTTCTCGGCCGATACAAAATTATCTACCGCGGCGATCTTGTCGTATTGTTTGATGATGAGTGCCCGGATTTTGTCCAGCTTCTCGTTGATACGCTGGGCGACAGTACTTTTCCCGGCGGCTTTGTTGGCTTTAACATTCCAAAGTCGCGGAGCAATGGACAATTTGCAACTGAACTGCGCAATCGTACCATTGACGGTGATACGGCCCATAATAGGAGCCATGCCGTCTTTCTCGCTCTGACGTTTGAGGTAGAATAAAACCTTGAATGTGCTGCGTGCCATAATAACTTTGTTTGTGAGGGACTTGTAAAACGTAAATCAAAGTTATTTATTGCAGAGAAGATAAGCGCAAGTTGATGAAAAGCAGTGCTTTACAAATTATCTCTTAAAAATTGGGCAGGTAACGATTTGGAAACGCAAATAGCGGTAAACTTTGCTTTTTTGTGCATTCATTCGTATCGTTGTTTATTGCCTCTTGATTTTTAATAAACTATTAACCAATATTTTACACTCTAATTCTCTCCCTCGTCCAAACAACGGTTGTTTCTTTCGTGTAAGCGTCTTTTGCAAAAGTTTTCGCAAGCGAGATCGCTTTTTTTACCGAAAAATCATCGAAATTAGTGGTTTCTTTCATTGGGGGATGTTTTTCTGATAAAGTTAATGATTATTTGTTTCATAAATAGCGTTATCACCGGCTTTTCTTTTTTTCTGGGTGAAAAGGCATAAAATCCGGCAGGTTTATTCACTGTCCGGCACATTATTATGTTTAACCGATACAATCGGTTTGCACCTTGGTTTACATAAACGGTGAGAACCGAGGAAAAACAGGCTTGAAACGAGACACGGAAAAACTACCTGCATTGCCGAAAGAGTTTGGTTTCAGCGATGTAACTCGCTAAAAAACAATAGAGGGAGCAACTTTCTTTGCTCCCTCTTCGTGACACCGACAGGACTCAAACCTGTAACCTTCTGATCCGTAGTCAGATGCTCTATTCAATTAAGCTACGGTGCCGAATTGCAGGTGCAAATGTAGGGCAATGTTGATTAACAGATAGTTACGGTCGTGAATTTTGTCGATGATTTTCTCTTTTTCGTGCTGTTGTTCGGCGCGGTTTACACGTTGGTTTACACAATAGGACAAACTCAATGTTGGTTAAACAATAGGTGAATTAGTTGATTGTTTGATAAATAGAAAAAGTGACAAACTATGTCGAAAGGGCAATTATATAACCCCTCGTTTTTAGTCTGTCACTTATCATTGTCAAAGGAAAAACGCCGCATTTTTTCGGCCCTCTCTCCCTTATTCTTTAAGATACGACGCAATTAAACTCCACATTTGAGAAATTTATTCAGCGTCAAATAAATCTTCAATCTGTGTATATAAATTTTTTAGATGATGGTTTGACATATCCAAAATAGGTTCGTACATGAATGAATTTAGATGTATGTTTTCTGGGGTCATCAAATTAACTTGATCCAATAGTTTAATAATAGCAAGTTGAGTAGGGAACTTTTGCTTGTATTTTTCAACTAATTTATATGTGGCATTACTAGTTATATGCTCAACGAATTCATCATCTTCAATTTTTTGAATAATATATTGTTCGGCTTTTAATCGAATAGCTATGGCTAAAACAATTTTATCTTCCAGTTGCATCGTTATAATATCTGAGGCCAAGATAGAATTAACGGTTTCTGATAATAGTTGATTTACAGTTTTTTCTGGATTTGGTAATGATAAATCTGCCTTATCTTTTAAAACTGATCTAAAAATTGTTTCAATATCTCTTATTGTAATAGTTAATGTATCTGCTTTCATATGTAGCAGAGAGGTGAGCTGCAAGAAATGGTCGTTATCTCCTGCATATTCTGCTAGATTTCGTACAAATGGAATTGACGCAATTAATAAAGTCGCTTTATCTGGTTCATGAAAATGTTTTTTCCAATATATGAATGGATTATTCTGGTATTTTTCAGGGTTAAATGTCAAACTATCGTCTGTTTTGATTGTAGCTAATCGGCATGATCTATTAATGCTTAATCTGTTGCAAACAGTTCTATAAAAATCGAAATTATGTGTCAGTATAATCTGTTTAAAAATAGGTTCTTTGGCAATATCTTTTAAATATTCAATAATGGCATATTTATTTTTATAATCAAATGAATCTGCAATGTCATCAACAATGAAAAGAGTTTCAATATTGTTTTTCTTGCGAGCCTCTACATCGAAAATAATGTTTAAGAGATAAAGTGCTCGTAATTCGCCATTGCTTAACACCGTAAATAAATCATCTTCATTAACTGCTTTTGCGCCTTGATGATCTTTAAATGTGAATTTAATATTAGGCGCATCTTCTCTCAATATAACGTCGTCTTGATTATCGACAGATAACTCGAATGGGACAGAAAAGCGATGGTTAAATTCTTCAATAACATCGAGCCATTGCGTATGCTCCGATTTAGCTAGTTCAATGATTTCCTCAATTCGTTCACGTCCTGATTTGTAACTATTGATTAAATCATCAAATTGTTGAACATGCTGTTGACAATATCTTATCCATAAATTTTGGCGGAGTGCGTTTGGATTTTCTAATTCAGCCAATATCGTTGGGTTTTGTCCAAGAAATTCTCGAAAATCACGTAAATCTTGATTTGTAGAAAGTTTCCTATCAATGCTATCAAAAACTTTTTTTAAATCTTCATTATTGATAATGCTGTCCTTTTCTTTTTGGATTATTGCTGTTAGTTCTGCCTCATCTTTAACTAATTTTCTTTTAGCGACTCCATTCTGATTTAAATAAACAGCATGTTCGGCTCTAAAAAAACCGTTATCTTTAAGATTTTTTGCAATAGTTGCTGCGTTATAATGATTAAACACTCCCTTTTTAAAAAATGTAGACGCTTCCAGTAAGGAATTATATTTAGTGATATATTCTGTTAGTTGTCCTCGAAAGTCAAAATCGCTCAAAAAATCTACAACTTTAGGATTAAATATTTTGCTATAAAGAACTCCGTCAAATTTACTATCCTCTTTGTCATGTACTTCTGCATCCATACGGAGGATTGCTCTATAAAATTCTTTATATTGAGATGTGAAATCGTAGGCAATAGTCCTTTCTAATTCATCATCTTTTTTTATGCCAGATAGACTTTTTAGGCTTTTTATCAATGCCGTTTTTTTCTCGTTGATATCGGCATAGATGCTTTCATATTGGTGTTTAATATCATGATTTACTAGTAACGTAGACATTCGTTGAGAATGGTAACCGCGTTCATAAGGGGAGATAACAAAAATATTTTCTGGATTTATTGGAGAACTTGTTTCATCAAATATTTGACGCTCCGTTTGTCTTTCTGGAAAAATTGAATCTTTTGAATCTTTTCTTTCACTTAAATCTTTAAAAGTCTTTGCAAATGATGTTTTCATAACTCCATTAGGAGCATATATAACATATGAATCATGTTCTGTAAAATCGAACTCATAAGTTAATGCAGGGATGCCATAGCAGTTTTTGAGGTTGATTGAAGTCTTATTCATTGTAAGGAGTATTTACGTTTACAAATATAATAATTGGGAAAGGCGATGTCAATAGAAAATAATAATAAAATTCTTAATAAGTATACGAGAACGGTTTACGTGAGTTGATATACTTAGGTTGTGTAAGTTGGTGATAGACAATGTGGTTTCATAAAATCTTGGCATATCGTGAACATATTAGTTGATATTGATTGTTCTTGATTGATATTAAAGCGATTGACACCATATCACCCCTGAAAAACCTTTCTGCTTTACAAACATTCGCATTGATTCACAGGCTATTTTTATGTAGCTGTGGTTGTAGGTTTGGACTACAAAACATTAACAAACTAAGAATCAGTGTGCTATGTTTACAATTATGCTCAAGGGAGCCCCCGATAAGAACCGTCCGGACATGGTCAAGATCACGATGATCATTTACCGTCCCGGTTTCAACCGAGTCCCCAAGGTTCTTCCAGTCACGGGCCCGTTCAAAAACTGGGACCAAGGCCAACAACGCTTCAAGCCTCGTACGGAAAATGCGGCTGCCAACAACGCTCTGCTGTCGTCCACCGTCAATAAATACACCCAGATCGGTAATACATGGGACGAGCAAGGCGTGGCATGGACTCCCAAGGAACTTTCCCACTATTACGACAAGCCCCGCGAGCTTATGCTTCGTGAGACGGTCATCCCCACCGTCGAGCAGGTCTATAAACAGTGGATACAGGAGATTCGGAATACGAAAAAGATGAAGAACGGCCACGAGGTTCCCTGCGAGTCCTACGCCCAAGCTAACGAGCGTATCCTCGAATTTTTGACCCGTTTCGTCCGGGAGAAATACGGACGTTCGTTCTCCAATCTTCAGTTTACGGATATTACCGAGCAGTTTCTGAAAGATTATGTCTTCTTCATCGAATCCGAAGGAGCCAAGAGGAATTCTCGCGGCGGTCTCCGTGGCAAGCTTCACTCGCTGTATCAGGTAGTCAAGAAAGCCTCGAAAAAGAATGTCCCGGGTGCCGACCTCGACGTGTTCATCTGTACCAACGAGAAGTTCCGTGAGGTGGAGACCACGCCGAGTACGATTTCCATGGGTCTGCTGCGGGCCATGGAAGCTATGGACCGCAGCCTGCTCTCGAAGACGGAGAGCTATTGCCTCGACTTATTCCTGTTCTGCTTCTATTGCGGCGGCATCGCCCCGATCGATGCCGCCTATCTGACATGGGCTTGTATCGACATGAAGAAGCGTAAAATTACCTATGAGCGGATTAAGACTCCCAAAAAGGCCAAGCCACCCTTCGTTCCGCGTGCGGAGGCTATCGCCAACAAATACCGCAACGAGTGTTATGCGGACTTCGTGCTGCCGATCTTTTCGGCACGGCACGATACGCATATCCGGAAGAAAAACCGTGTCAACCATCTTTGCGGCGAGGTCAACAAAACCCTGCGCCGTATCGTGAACCTGTTGGGTTATGACGAGGAGATTACGTGGTACTCCGCACGCGGTACCTACATCACGATGATGGTCGACAAGAAATACCCTCCGGGCGTGGTTGCCGAACACAGTGGCAACAGCGTCATTACGATCTACAAGTTCTACTGGAAAAATCAGAATGAAAGCGACATTATCGCCGAATTGTGCGAAGAGTTTCGCGATTAAACATTTTTTCGTACATTCACGCTATCCTTTGCAATCAAACACATAAAACGTAAAGCACATGAAAGAATTACTGGAAAAGATGTATGCAGAGATGGATGCGGTCAAGACGAACGCCCAACTCCAGCACGAAAACGGAAACAAGGCTGCCGGCATGCGTGCCCGCAAGGCGAGCCTCAATCTCGAGAAACTCCTCAAGGAATTTCGTAAAGCGTCCCTGACAATCGGAAAATAAAGAAAACCGATACGATGAGAAAGGCGTGAAGTTCAATCCTTCACGCCTTTTTGCATCCTATTCTTCGGCTTGTCCGTATTCCGACGGTTTGCGCCTGCACAACTCGTCGTACTGCTTTGCCGTCATCTTGAAATCGGTTACGTCGAAATCGAGTATCTTCCACCAGTAGCGGAACGAGAACCCTGTCTCCTGCGACGGACGTTTGGTCTTGCACAATTTGTCTATCGCTTCGGGACGCAGATTCAAAGATGTCGCCGAGTCTTTCAGCGTACGATAGATCCCGATCAACTGCAGGGCGTTGTCGAATACCAGGACCTTGAATGTTCTCGGTTCGCGCTTTTTGCGCTGCCGCCCCTGCTTCGAGCGTTTAGCAGTCCCGATACCCGGTTTGCGTCCTTTGCGTTTGGGCTCCGTTGCCGAAAACAGTTTCTCAGCCGTCTGGGCGAGCATCGGCATAGGCGCAACCTTGTTCAGCCAGTGCACCTCGTCTCCGGATACACTGAAGGCAACGCTTTTTCGTCCCTCCAGTTGTTGCGCATCGAATTTGCACCAATGCACGATTCCCTCTTTTTTGTCGACTACGATCTCCACGACCAATTCATCGCCGGGGGCAAGTTTGTCGAGCCGTATCCTATTGGGCTGTTTCGGTTCGCTGCTGCGGCGTTTGCGCAGAACTACCCGTTCTCTGACTACTGCCATGACGATTATTGATTTCTGATACTGTCGGCAAACTCCTTGCTGGGTTTATAGGCCGGTGTTTCGTGAGCCGGTATTTCGATCGTTGTCCCCTTACTGATGTTGCGCGCTTTCTTGGAGGCTTTCTTCTTGCGGAAGAAGGTTCCGAAGCCGCGCAACTGGATGGAAAACCCTTCGGCGATCGCCTCCTTGACCAGAGCAATGAAGGTTTCGATAACCGTTTTGACATCCGCTTTGTTCAGGCCCGTACGGCTGGCAATTTCGCTGATCATATCGGCCTTGGTTACGTTTTTCTGATTCTGTGCCATATCATAGTAATTTTGAGAGTTTATACAAATGTAGCAAATATTTGACAGCTAAATCGTTAAGACTGTAATTAAATCACGCACAATTACGGAGGAAATAATTACAAACCGCCGATAATCATCGGATTAGCCTGCGATTTAATTTTACTTTTTCTGAATAATATCCGTTTGTATCGATTTCCGCAACGATCCCAAGACTATTCCGGCTAAGATTTGTTGCCCCAATAAAGACTATTCAATACATCCGCGGAGATGACTTTACTTGAGGTGTGGAGAAAATAACAGCGACGGTTCCGCTGGCGTTTTCAGACAGACCGAACCTCCATCCGGCCGAGAGTTTTATTTTTTCGGAGACCGTCGCTGTAAGATGCAGGGGCTGCAGGAATATGCAATAATAATTTAACCTAAAAAATTCAAAATTTATATTCCTGTACCACTTTCGCCAACGGCCTCACGGCCCATGCTTATTCGTGCCCCTGCAAGGGAAATAGAAGAGATGTACCATCCGCCTGCATCTAATTCTGAACATGATGATTTTTTTGACACGATGATCCGCTCTCCGGATCGTTTCGATATGTAGACTGGTAAATTTGCAAAGAAGGCAGGCCCCGGTGAGCGATTTTATTTCTTCGATGTAGAAGAAAAAGAGGGGCCTGCCGGCGTCGGGATGGGGACACGACGCATGCTGTGTAAAAATAGAGGGCCGGGCCGACGGAGTGGTTGCAATCTGACGCCTCGAGGATTGCATAGACGGCCCGCCCTCTAACTGGTCTGAATGGGACTGACTACTACGAAAAAGTCTGAAATCGGTCGCATATGAGACTATTGAGTGTCGACAGCCCGTCGCAGTCGCCATAAGACACGACAAAACCTGACGAGCCATGCCCGCCGGATAAACCGTGCTGGTTGGATGTAGGCGCGACCGCAACATATTGCAGAGAATAAAAAGTAAACGTTCCTGTTTCCCGGTTTCCCGGCCTCACCTCATAAAAAGAGACGCAGGTACAACTCCGTTCACTGGTACTGAGAACATTCGCGGCAGCTGCCCTTACGCCCATGTGCTCTTGCGAACTTTTCACGGGCCGGGTACATTGTACTTACATCCGTCCAATAAAAAAGCACGGGACGCAGGTACAACTTTCCTCTGTCGGCCTCGCGAGCCTTAGTACGGTCATCGTCCTTACGCCCGTGCCGCCCGCGGCGCAAGGCCGCAGGCATAGCAAGGGTTTCAGACAAATTTTATACCGTACTATTCTGTTAATAACAGTCGCGAGTTTACAGAGGTACAAAGGTTTGTCTTAACCTTTATTTCTTGTCAATATGTTACGGTCTTGCCGTGGAGCAAAGATAACATAAAACTTACAATTCGTTTATGCTATCCGCAAAAAACGGAGCGTGAGTCTGTGCCATATTCAGTACAGGCTCTGGAAAGACCGCAGAAGATACAGCACAAGAGCCCACGCCCGTAAGGTCGTAGCTGAATGAAACCCGAATACGGACGTGGGATTCACGACCCGTTGGGCTTCCCTGTGCTTCGTTCTTCGAAAAAAAGCTTCCAGACTTTGTACTGAAACGAAGTACACACGTCCGCCTATTCGCGGACCGCGTGCACAAATGTAATTATAAAATCTTTTCTAACAATATGTTTAAGTCTGAAATTTTATCGTTCCGGCCGAATATGTCGATTTCGGAACGAAATAAAATATCCGAATAAACGAAAGGTCGAGATCCCAGCCCCACGAATCGCACCGTGCGCAATCTTCGGGCCACCCTGTTTCCGTGTGACCATACGAGATAGCACATGGCTTTTTTTGACGGGTTCATGTCAGCCACGGATTCTTCCACGGGTCGTAGTCGGCCTGAAAGGTCGCCATCTGCCAGTCCATGACCTCCTTTTTGTCCTCGGCGATCTTGCGCGGAATCTGCGGGTTGATCCGCAGTTTGGCCGCGTCTTGCAGCCACTTCATCGAATCCTCATGGTCTTTGATACGCGTGGTGCTGACGTTGTTCGGGGCGATGAGCTTCGTGAGCTCGTACACGGCCAGCCGCACCATGTGCTTCTTGAGGTTGTAGTTGCGCGGATCGCGCACGACCAGATTCACGCCCGCCTGCGGCTCGTCCGCATTGACGTCGATCTCCGGATACCATACCCGCCCGTCATAGACGACATACTCGTGGTCGGAAAGCTCGTAACCGTTGTACTGCGGGTCGTATTCGGCGATTTCGCCCCAGTTCGGGGAGTCGGCGGGCGTGAGATTCGCATCGAATCCCTCGACGGAGGTTACGGCATAGAACGTTCCGCCGAACTCGGCCACCTCCCACAGGGCGTACTCGCGCGGCACCCACGGCTGCGGGTAGGCTTCGAGCCATCCGGAGGCCATCGGCAGGCGGATGTTGCCGAAGTCGTAGCCGTTCTCCGCCAGACACCGGTAACAGAGACCGTTGTAGGCGACCATATCGCCCGGACGATAGGTCTTGAACTGTGAGTAGCCGGGCGTGCTCTCCGCGAAGACGTTCGGATCGGAAGACTCCTCCCAATAAGCTACGGACGCCGGGGCTTTATAGCCGCTGATGGAGCGGATTACCTCGTGGATCTGTCCCTCGTAGTAGAGGTAGGCTCCGACGGGGAACGATATGCGGCGGTCGTAAGCGGCGATATACTTGCCCTTGTAAAGCTCCCGCTCGATCTCGTAGTTCTCGCTCAGGTGCTCGACGACGCTCATCTCGGCCGACTCCTCGGCCTGCGCCAGACGCTCGGCGTTGCCGCGCGTGATCTGCGACAGAGCCTCGGGCGAAATGACGCTCAGGTAGTCGTTGTCGTTGAGAAATCTCCGATACATGGTCCGTATGTGTAAAAATTTTCGGTTTTTCTTGATATGTTTCCCGGACATGTAAAGAAAACGGCGTTTTCCTTTACATGTCATCAATAGCAGAACCCCTCGTGCAGCACGGCGGTCGACAAGATCCCGACGTCGCTGTCCTCGCCGTTCTTGAAGCGGTACCAGTTGTCCCGCAGATAATAACACAGCAAATAGTCGAGGCAGTCGGACAGGTGTCCGTACTTCTCGAATTTCACGCCCGTCTTGCTGTCCACGACCTTTTTCTTGGCCTTGGTGCCGTCGTCGTTGCGCAGCTGGTAGATCAGGTCCTCGGTAAGCCTGCGGCAGCGCAGGTCGATGCGTATTTCCCAGCCGTTGTATCCGTCGAAGACCTGATTCACGAAGTCGCAGCGCGTAACCTGCGGCGGCTGTTTCTTCAGAAGTTTCAGTTTGGGCCGCAGCACGCCGCCGCCCAGCGTGTCGAGGATCTGCGTATAGTTGTTGATCCCCTCCTCGTTGGTCGTCGAGCGCTGCAGGCCCGAAGGGTCGCCCGTAACGTCTACGCCGCCGACGTGCTTGTCGCGGTATAACTTGCCCCGCAGCTTGCGGCTCAGCGCCGGCGTGTTGTTTTCCTTGGTTTCGGGCTTGCCGAGGATCTCTTCGAGGATATAGACCCGCTTGCGGTCGTAGTCGATCTGTGCCGTCAGCACGGACATCTGCGGTGCGACGTTGAAGTCCCAGACCGTGATGAGCGGTTTCGAGGGGTCATACACCTGTTCCTTGAGGTTCGGCACCAGATGGCGCGAGCCGTCGAAACGGTTGTATATGGCCATGTCGTTGGCTTCTACATAATCCCAGTTGCCGTAGAGCAGACGTTCCTTGGTGGCCTGATCGCTGATCTTGTTCAGAGCCGCCTCGTAGGTTTGTCGGAAAGCGATGTCGGGATTGTCGAACACCGAGAAGGGCACGTAATATTCGCCCTCGCGCGGGATAACCTTGTTCCCGTCGTCGTCCTGCACGAAGCGGCCGCGAATCCAGTTCGTCGTGGGGTTGGTCGTCATCAGCATCTTCGATACGCCGAGCGTCTCGTGCACCCTCCAGCGGATACGCGAGAAGAGCACCTCTATCGCGCGTTGGGAGATCTCCGAGCATTCGTCGACGCCTACGGCGCTCACCTCGATGGAGCCGAAGCGCTCGAAATGCGGGTCGGAAGGCAAATCCGCCATTTCGAGCATCAGAATGACCGAGCCGTTCCAGAACTGGAGCGTGCCGGCCAGATTGTTGACCTTGTAGTGGACGTCCTCTGCCAGCCCCCAATTCTTGACCACCGCACGGACGGTGTTCCATGTGGATTCCTTGAGACTTTTGAGGGTCTTGCGGGCGATGACGGCCCGGAAGTCCGAGAAACGCAGACAGCAGCTCACAAGCCACACCGACATCAGATACGATTTGCTCAGCCGCCCCCAGCCGCGCCTCCGCCGAGGATCAGCTGGGGGATATTCGAATTATGACATTGCGAACAAACGGGTTTGTACTGCGGATTGCCGTTCTGGTCGACGCCTACGAGCTGCTGGATGATCTTTCCTCCGCACAGGTGGCATTCGGGCTGCAGGAGCTTCCACAACTCGTACTGCTTGGGCGAAGGCTGGAAGTCGATGTGCAACCCTTCCGGCGCTTTGAGTTTTTTCAGCGCCATTGCCTATGCGATCTCTACGGTTACATCGTCCTGTCCTTCGATTCGGGCGATGAGCTCCTGCAAGGTCGCGCGCGAGTCGAGGACTTTGCCCTTGACCCTATTCCGGCCCACGATAAGGCAGCCGGCCGAGTCGTCGGCCGTGTTGCCGCTGTGGATCAGGATGCCCAGAAAGTGCGGCACGTCGTGCAGGTACGGCAGTCGCCGTTTGAAGCGCGGGCTGTACTCCATGGTCAGCCGATAGCATCCCGCGGGGATTGCCGTGCGGGCATAGACTTTCCTTTTACACCGGCAGGCGGCGCCGCGCGGCGTATCGGGACACGAGACCGGCAGTTCGCGAACAGGGTCTTCGAGCGTATCGCAGAAATACGATCCGTCGATATGGAGACGGCCGATCGTATAGTTCGGCCCCTTGAAAATACGGGTTACGGTGATATGCAT